CCGCCGTGTGTCTGGATTCATAATCTTTATAGGAAGTAAGATCTGACGGATGTAGTAATCTATCAGTTCAGGTGGTACACCAAACAACCGCAAGATAAAAACAATGAGCTCTTCGGTGTGGGATAAGTCACAACCTTTGATGTCTAAATTGTAAATTGAGCGTTTCCCGTCTTTGTTTACAATAAGGAAAGCGTCATCACTAAAGACAACATAGAACATCTCATCAGGGCATGTGTAGGCGTAGTTGAAAATAGCGTCGATGACGCTGGGATCATTGGATTTAGCGAACATGAAGGCACAATTGTTGAACCTCCATATCTCCGCAGCGACCGCTTCTTTAGCTTTGTCGCACCAAATGGCCCCGGCTAATGATCGCCCGACACCTAAATCAACTATTATACGCCCATACTTCCCAAACTTTGCTAATTCTGCACGCTTGAGTTTGTGTATAACCCACCTCTCTTCCTTCCCGTTATCTTCTCGATGCCAGTCACTACACCCTAACTGACCCAACAACTTGATCAACGTCAACACCTGCTCACGTAGCAATCGTTTCTTGTGCGGTATCAAAATCACCTTCACGGCATCTTCAACCTCATCAAACTCGTGGTCGACATGTACGCCACTAAAGGCAGCATGTAATACATCGGCGTAACACCGGAGAGCATCGCGCTGATTTTGTCGTAAGCGCTGATCCAACCCCGGTATATCTGCCTCGCGCACGCCAGTCAACCTACGCAAAGCTTGCTTCAATGAATGTGGTGTGTTCTTGTGAATGACACATGAGTGCACAAAAACTGGGCCGAACAGAGTACGACAATCTGGATCGCCAATCTCCCTAATATCTAGAGGTGTGAAATTCAATTCACCGTTCTTGAAAGCTTTCCCCAGCTTAAAGCGACCGTTACAAACGTAAGCGTTCTTCACGTCGACTTCGACAGGGGCAAGAATCATGGGTGTGAAACACACAGGCCCGTAGACTATTCTAGGAATACGAAACGCGGCGTCCATGACGTCCTTCCCTCCAGCACGGAGTTCCCTTCGCGGGACTGCTTTCGCGGGTTCGGTTGCTGCTGCCTTGCACGCTTTAACACCAGCTTTAGACGCAACTGGTGCTATGGTTCCCAAGGCAACGCTTGATTTTAACGTGGCTTGTGTGAGTGTTATCGTGTTGATAGCAGCCATTATAGAGCACGTGGTGATGGACAATGCGTCCAAGTTGGTGTACTGCATTCTGCCCGGTATGGCCTCATCGTCAATCAGCTTCACAACGCTTAATAAAGCGCGTGTTGCGGAGATGTGGCCAGTAATCGAATGTAAATCATCGATCTTCAGTAACGCAGATCCAAGCTTGTCTGTCACCAACCGTTGTACTAGCTTTGGAAAGATCAAAGCTTGTGCACTAATCTGATAAACTCCAGATCTGGGCATGACTTCCAACTTGTGGGAGGATTTCTTAATCCCCACACCAAAAAACCTTCCAATCATATTTGGTGTACGTAGCTTCTCTGCTTTGCACACTATCTTGGAAGGCATGGCGTCAATGCTACCATCCGTGGTTTCTATTTTCTCATTGTACA